ATTTCTGATAGTTTCATACCTGAATACATTTGAATTAAATTAATCATAGTTTCGCCTACTTCATCTTCACCCATCCAAATAGTCCATTTAATATCGTGGTGGCTTGAGACTGCTAAAGCATACCATTGAAACCAATAAGACTTACCTACGTTATCAAAACCTAAAATCATATTCATTTGACCTTGTTTATAACGAATGTATTCATCAACATATTTATTATTAAGACCTAAACCTTGTTTTATTTTACCGCTTTTAACCTTGTTAACATAATCGGTAATACTTCCTTTTGCTAATATCATCCTTTTAGTTGTTCGTAAGTTAAACCAGTTTGTTTCATTATGTAAATAACATCAGGAGTTAAATTATCAGGTGTTACTATTTTAATTTCTTGTGAATGTAATTCAATCGTTTTTTCTCTAGATATGTATTCAGGAGTAATATACTTGTAATTTGTTTCTTTATGATATTCGTCATTTTTAAGATTATCAATTACAATTTTAAATACATCTTTAGAATAATCCTTTAAACGTGCCTTAAATTGTTTCTTTGCCTTATCATTTATTATTTTAAAGTTTTTATTAAAAGTTGAATTTATATAATCTAAAAGTTTTATATAATCTATTGATGATTTATCATCTTCTTTTACTTCTTTATTTTCTTTTCTTTCTTCTATTGTTGTTAGTTGTTTGTTAGTTGTTTGTTGATTGTTTGTTAGTTGTTTGTTAGCTTCATCACTTTCAAATTGATAACTATCATATTTACAAATAGTTATCTTTGTTAGTTTGTTTGTTGATTTTACATCAATTTCTTTTGTCAACTGCAATTTTTTTAAACACGTTCTAATCGTCTGAATTGATATATTTGTTTCATCTGATAGGTGTTTTAATGAAGTAATAAACGAACCTTTCTCAACTTCTATACCTTGAAAGTTACCCTCTTTAAAATTAGATTTAATTAAACAATGAATAAACAAATGTACCATTTCGCTTTTATTATACCACTCCCAATCCTTAAATTGTCGGTGTAATTTTATCCAACCTATATTCATAATAATGCAATTTGTTTTCTTAACTCTCTGCTTAATCTAATAGCAGTTTGTTTATCTAAACTAACTAATTGTTGATTATAGACATGGTCTACTGACTCATCTTTTATTCTAACTGTTATTTCAAGTTGAGAATTTACAAAAACATCTAATGAATTATCACTTGTGTTTGTTTCTTCTGTTCCGTAGAACTTTAATTGTACTGCCATAATTGTGAATGTTTTATAAAAACAAGCAAAAATTTAGTGTATAAAAAAAGCCATTTAAAAAAGGACGCTCGACTATCCTTTAATAAATGACTTTATAATAATGTTTTTGGAAGTGTCGAGCTTCGTGATGCAAATATAGTAATTTATTTTAAATACAACACTTTTTATAAAAATAATTCATTATCATCTAATAATTCTCGTAATTTATCTCTTACTTTTTCTGCACTTTCAACATCTTCTACATTATCTGAATGCTTATATATGTTACGATAATAGTTGTCAAGTTCAACTACTAACATATGCCATTTAGAACCATTCATGCAGTCTTTAATCTCTTCTGCATCTTCAAAACTATCAAATTCTAATATTACTTTACTCATATTTTTAAGGTTATATGTTTAAATTTTAATTTTATTTTAAGGTTATATCCTTAGAAAAGTGTCGTTAATCGTGCCACTTGACCGAAATCTTTATGGAAAATAAACCCCTCAATAGCTAAAGGAGAATGCTGATAACCACTTTTATGATGCCAACTATCAGCTGGACTTGGAGAACGTAATGATTCAATCTGAACGCTCATAATATCTTTCGACATCTTGTGGTGGACGTGGTGCGTAAACCAATATCTATGTTTACATTCATGCCAATGTTCACTTGCTTCATGGCACATAAGTAAAGGTAAATCATTTTGCTTTGCACCATCGCCATGAGTAGTCCCTATTAGATTCTTTCCATATGTTGTATATTTTCGGTGGCTTGGACTTCTATCGAATTTAATATTTGGGTGTGAATTATACCAACTATATAAAGAATCCATTAAAAAGAATCCACTCATTTCATCGTGATTAGAAACGTTATAAACTATTTCTAAATCTGCTATGCTTACAAGTGTTGAAATAATGTCTATGTACATTTTTTTTGCCATTAAAAAGGCATCGAACCAAAGTTCGTGAGTCGATTGTTGCGTTCCCTTAGTAGTTTGATTTTTAGTGTTATCAGTATTTAAAACATCGTTACCAACTATTAATATTATCTTATCAATATTGAAACTTTTTGATTTTTGTATGATACTTGCTACACCATCTTTAACTCTTTTAACCGCTATTTGTGAATTATATTCCTCTCCTGTTTCAAATGCTGAACAAAGTTTATTGATATGTATGTCTGCAGGGTCTATAAGTAAACAATGCCCCTCTTCATCTGATTCATTTCTAATAATTTGTATATGATTTGGACTTAAATCTTTAACACTACCGATAAAATCTTCTTTAAAATCTGCGTAGTTAAATTGGTTAGATTCACCTTTTACATTTATTGAGTAGTTTTTTCCTTTATACCAATAATGTTTAACTTTCTCGGGGTCTATACCTACTTTCTCGCATTCATCAAATACACCTTTATCAACTCTTTTGCTTATTATTTTGGTTATATTTCTTCGCACATTGTCGGTTATTGGAATACCTAATTCTTTACAGATTAAACGACTTGTTTCGCTCTTATTTCCATTCTCAGCATATAGCTGCATAATTCTTTCCACATTTTCAACCATAAAAAAACCCCATTAATTTAATAATGAGGCTAAATTTAATTATTTTTTTAGTTTATTTATTTGTTTCTTAATTATTTTTTTCTTATCGTCCGTAACATATAGTAAACAAGTTTCGAGCATTTTTATTAAATATTCAAATTTCATATTAAAATAGTTTTTGTTGGTTTGTATGGTTGTTTATTCGTTCCATTGCTTTGTCAAAATACTCTTTATCAAGTTCACAAGCTGTCAAATCAAATCCGTAATCGTGGCAAGCTATTGCAATACTTCCGCTACCCAAATGCGTGTCAAGTATTTTATCGTTTTCTTTAGCGTATTTATCCAATATCCATTTATATAAAGCTACGGGTTTTTGTGTTGGATGTAATCTGCTTCCATTGTTATTAGCATCTGCTAAAGCTTCTCCTCTTGAAAAATCAAAAATTCTTAATGCTTTTTCAGTTTCAGAATACCAAGCTAACTCACCATCTGCTAAACTAAATTCTCTTTGCTTTTTATTCCAAATTATAAAAGAATTACTATGTTTCCAAATAAAAGGAAAATAATTACCACCCCATATTATTTGTCTTTTACTTACTCTAAACAATTCCATAAAATACTCATCACTTGGTATTTCATTATCCCATTCAGTTTCTTTATATACTTTCCAACCTCTACCACTTTTTGATTTACCATTTGCCTCTATCCTTTTTTTACCTGCTTCGTTTTGTTTTTTATCAGCATTTATCCCATAAGGAGGGTCAACTATTGCTAAATCAAAATAGTTGTCAGGATAGCGAGCCATTAACTCCATGTTATCTTCGTTTGTTATTTCTATTTTATCAGTTATTTTCATATTCTTTTAAGTATTAAACAACCATCTGAATCAAGTTTTGGTACTGATTTATAGGTTGTAATTTTATTTCCACTACCTTTAACTCCTTTCACTACACCAATCATTTTTGTTTCATCAACAACTTTTTCCATTTCAACCTCAACCTCTATTTCTGTTGGTTGTTGTAGTGATTGGATATAATTATCAGTTAATTCTTGATAAGTTTTTCCACATTTTTCAATTGGATTACTTAATAGTATCTTACATAGTTCTACAACTTCTTTTACACCAAACAACTTATCTTTATTCAATTCCATTGCTTTGTTGTAACCTTTTAAATAACCTATTCTAAAATAAGGGTCTTGTTTATACTTTTGACTATCCAATCTTAATGGGTCAGTGTTATTACATTCTTCTGAAGCTAATGCTCCAACATCAAAAACTCCAAATATCTCATCACAGTTTTCTTTAGATATTTTACTATTACAACCATCTATTGTAGCAGCTATCTTGTGACCATCTTCATTGTATAAACCATAATGGTCTTCTCTTTTTAATAGTTCTGCCTTCATTATTTCTTGTTTGTTTATATTTTATTCAACCATCTGTTTAAAAAAACATTAGCTACGTAAGCTAAAATTATTATTGTTATCTTCATATTCTTTCAAGTATAAATCAATTAAAAATTTTGTTTTTTCTAAATCTTCTTTAAAGTTTCCTTTTTTTCTGCATCTTACTACACGTTTGCAACCCAATTTATTTTTTTTATTATCCTATAAACTTGTGCTTGAGAAATATTAAACATTTCACCTATTTTTTTTTGTGATATTTTACCTTCTGAATGTATTAATCTTATTTTTTCAACTTCTTTAATTGTTAATTTTGATAAATGTGATTTATTTCCTCTAATTCCTTTTTTTAACCCAGTTTTATATGCGTGAATTATATTTTCAGAATGTGTAACCCATTCAAGATTTTCAACTCTATTATCATATTTTATTCCATTAATATGGTTTACTGAATGTTTATTTTCTGTATTTTGAATAAATGCTAAAGCAACTAATCTATGTACTTTTACTGTTTTATTTAATTTATTAATACATATAACTACATGAACATATCCTGATTTTGTTAGATTTTGTTTTAATATTCTTTCTTTTCTTAATCCTGAATGATTTTCTTGATATTTAACGATTCTCGATAAACTCTTTACATTTCCTAAATTACTAACTTGGTACATACCTTCATAACCTACTACATCTTTCCAAATTTCTTCTTGCATAATTTTGCGTTTAAATAATTGCGTTTAAAAATGAATAGGGAAATCGTAAACGCTTCGACTTGTCAATAGGCTAATTACTTCCTATCTATCCCTATACAAATATACAAAAATTTATTTATTTAATGGCTCAATTTCATTTTTAAATCTATGCCCTTGTTCTTTTAAATACAACTCTAAAACATGAATTGACTTTTTAATATCTGAAATAAATTCTCCTTTTTTCTCTGCTCTTTCTACTCTTTTAACTATTTCAAATAAATAAGTATTCCAACCTCTATCGTTGCTAAACTTATAAAGTGAACCATTTGTATTGTCGTAGTGTTTTGGTGCTTTTAAATCGTTTGTTTCAACTTCTTTAACTTCTTCTTCTACCTCAAAAGTAAACGCATCTTTTACCCATAAGATACCGTAATAGTGAATCTGATACACTTTCATGTCTGATTCGATTACTATTCCCTTAAATGTATCTTTCCCTAACTCCGTTACCTTTACTTTAAAGGATTTGTCTTGATGAATTGCTATCATATTTAATCTATTTTAAAATTTTCCTCTATCCATTGTTCAAAAGCAATTGACAATTGATTGTGTTGGTCTGCTCTTTTTAAGTAATCTTTTTCATAAACATACCTAAAAAATTGATTTACCCTATCTTTTTTAAACAATTGCCTTAAATATTCTTTATCTTTTTTGCTTTGCTTTTTTATTTTTTCTACAAATTTATCATAACTATCCGAGTAAATGTTATTTTGATTCTTATTTATTTCGTTTATCACATCATTTATAGCCTTTTTAAGACCTTTATCGAATAGATTTGGATATAGTGGTACAATTTCTTCTAAGTAGTCTTTAAATATAGGTAAACAACCTATCATTACTAAACTGATTCTTTGATGTTCTTTAGTCATATCTTAATCATTTTTTAGTTTTTTTATAAATTCTTTTAATATTTCTTCTTTTGTAATTTGCTTACATTTTAAATCAACTGAATTTGGTTCTAATGATTTACATTTTACTTTAGTCATTTTCTTCGTTTTTATAGTAACCTAATTCACTTAAAATTTTACAATGTTCATTCTTTAATTTTCTGAAGTACCTTTGCTTAATAATACTTCCTTTTCTATTTCTTTTCATCTCTTAACCATTTAAAATACTTTAATTCTTTGTCTAAATCATCTTCTACTGATGTTGTTTTAACGCTTGAATCTATTGGGAAGTTACTTTCATCGTATTCATCTTCTTTCAATTCATGATCATCTGTCAACATCATTGCGTATATGCCACAACTTGCAACAACTACGCATCCAATCAATACTAAACTAATCATTTTTTTCATTTATATAGTTTTCAATTATTGCTAAATTTTCACTTGTTAGATTAATACCTCTTCTAAATCTATCATAAGCGTGGCGGTCCATTCGCTTTAATAGTTCGTAACGGATAGCTATCTCGATTGAATCGCACTTTGTTTTTTTCGCCAACTTAGTTAATAACCTATCAAAGTTTTTTCTTGTTACTTCGTTTTTCTTTGTGTCTGATACTATCATTATTTCTTAAATGTTTTATTGTAATAATCATTGAATGCTGTATTTTCTTCATAACAGGTTAAGTTAGGTCTGTCATCATTATACGCATTATTTAGCTGTTGCTTTTCCATTTCTTTGGCTTGTTCAAATAAATCATCTATATAAAATAGTTCATTTCCATTTATTTGCTCTTCTAACCATTGTACCGCTGTTTTCATCTTACTTGCTATGTTTAATAATCATTAATTGGTCGTATAACTCAGGATTAAAATTTCCTCCATTCTCCCACCATAGTTGAGAAACTGATTTTGTTACTCCGTTATTTGTTGGAACATATACATTGTCATTCCAATCTGCTTTCTTTACTTGTTTTCTTTTAAATAGTTTCATAATTATTTATTTATAAATTGGTTAATCATTTTCTTTACTTCTTCGGTGTGGTAACTAAATACCTTATCTTTTACTTTTAAGCTGTTTTGCGTTGCGTTAATTGCCCAGATAATAGTTGCGTGATTGAATCCTCCGAAAAGATCCCCAATCTTCTGTAAAGGTAGATTAGTATTTTCACGAAGAAACCACATAACATACTGCCTTTTCATTAAAACTTCTTGACTTCTTGTTCTATTCTTTAAATCAAATTGGCTTATAACTGATTTTGCAACATTGATAGAGTAACTATCGTTTTTTTCGTAGTTACTCATAATGTAATATTCTAAAGGTAAACGCATTTTAAAAGTATAATAAAATTTGTAAAATATGGTGTTCATTCATTTCTGCAAGTTCAATCTGAAATTTTGAATCAGAAGCTAATCCTTTGAAATATTCAGAGTTCGGATTTTCTTTAACCATTTCTAAATGGCTCTTGTGATGTTTCTTCAATATCTCAACATTCTTAGACAATGCTTGTTTAACGTGATAGATTTTGTTTTCTAAAGAATCTACTTTTTTTTGTAAATTTTCCATGATTATATTTGTTTTAATTTTTCTACTCCTAATTCTTTTAACTTTTGCATTATCTCTCTATTCTTATCTTCTGCAGCTTTCATTTGCGTGTAGCTGTCAATGTAACAAGCATAGAAATTGTAGCCTTTTGCTATCTGTAAAATTTCTTCAGTTATCTCGTAACCCTCTTTCATTTCAATTTTCATAATCTTTGTTTTTTAAGTTTGTTTAATCTTTTCGTTCTTTTGAACTCATCAGTTAAGGCACACACCTTAAGAAGATTTGATAAACACCGCTACTATTATTTCGCTTGTATCTTGTATAATGTTTATCTCAGAAGTAAAGAACGTTTCCTTTTGTTGAAACAAATATACGTAATTTATTCTTTAATAAACAAATTTGTTCACTACTTTTTTTAATTATTTTCATAAAAAAAACCTAACTCGTTATAAGTTAGGCTTTTAAAGATTAATTATTTTTTACTATCAGAATGGTAAATCGTCTTTTTCTTCAACTTTTGTAGCATTATTAACCACATTTTCAACTTCCTTTTCAGCTACTTTGATAGATCCATCAGTCCAAACTACCCTACCATAAGCGATATTTTGTTTTTGAACTTTGCTTTCTCTTTCTTCTTTAGATTGGCTATATGCCATAGAAACGTTGTTTCCAAACTTTGATTCATCATTAATGAATACTTGCGTATTTAAATACTTTCCGTCTACTAATTTAGACTTATCTACCTTTGATAAATCGATACTTAAATTGATAATTGTTGCCATGTTACTTATTTATTTATTTGTTTTTAACTGCTAAACTACTTTTGCTAAACGTTACTACCGGAACATCTAAAACTTCTCCTGTTTGTTCGTTGAACGAAGATAAACCTTTTTGTTGATTCTCATACACCGATTTGTATTTACTTTCAATTTCTGCTAAATTATCCTTAGCAATTTTCCATTCTTCAATGTGCTTAAAGTCGAATTGCTTTCTACCATCTACTCGTGTGAATTGATAAGAGCCAATTTTAAAGGTTTTATCATACTTTTCCGATTCATTGTACGCTAATGTATCAATCTGCTTTTTAGCTTCATTAAATCGTTTCTCTAACTCTTTAAATACAGCAAACGCTTCTAAACTTGAAGTAAATCCTAAATCAACATTTCTAATCACAAGATCAATTTGATTCTGAATTACGTTAATTGAATCGGTAGTTAATGTAACTCCGTTGTAGTTTTCTTCCATATACATTTGTTCTTCTCTATTCATGATTTCTATTTATTAAAATAATTTTACTAATTTCTATTGCTAATCTTTCTGATTCCGTTATTAATTGTTCTTCATTTTCTTGTAATTCATTCCAAAATTTCCTAAAGTAATAATGAGTTGATTCGTGGAAAATTAAACCAAAGTTTGCTAAGATACTATCTTTTAATGAACTTGAATTTATAAAGATGTAATAATTATCAGCCTGGTTTGGAAATTCATTACACATACCATCTATGTACGTACCGCCTTGTTCTATTCGTTTAATGCAGTCATTTAGATTTGTTCCATGCAATTCAGTTACGTTAAAGCAGTCGAATAAATCAACTGCCGTTTCTCCAACGATTAGAACTAAATCTTCTCTAATTGTTTTTACTAACTTTATCATAATAACAATAATGCTTTTTCTTGTAACTCAGTCAATTCAAAACTTGCTTTAAGTTTCTCAATAGTGTAAGTACCTTGTTTAATTGTTTCTAATGCTTTTTCAAATCTCGCATTGTCAATCTTACTTTTCGCTTGTGGTTTACTTGCCGTATTTGCATCGTCATCCTCAGCTTGTAGACTTAAAACGCTTTGCAAAGTATATCTTCTGAAATACGTTATTTGGCTACCTTGTTGTTGGCTGTTCAAATTAGTATCTAATGTTAAAATACTTTCAACTTTTTCTCCTGATTCAACATCAATGATTTGCGTTACTACTTTGTTGTCTATTATCGGTTGTAATAGTATTAAACCATTCTCTAATAGGATTGGCTCAACTGCCTCAATTAATGCGTTTATATCCGCATAGTTGTTTTTGAAATGAGGATTCTTTGCATTTTTAGATACTTTGCCAATTTGCTTTTTCGCATCTAATAGTTTTTGATAAATTTTCATATTATTTATTATTAGTTTCTGCAAATATAGTAAACATATTTGTTTATTACAATACTTTGATAAAAAAAAGGGTAAAAATTAATTTACCCCTTTAAACCTAAAAATCAAATATGAAAAAAAAACTATGATTGCAAATATAGTAAATTTATTTAATAACTAAGCATTGTTTCTTTAAATTATTTGGATCATAAGAAACGTGAACCCAACTATAATTGTACTCGTTTATTAATTGTGTAAATTCTAAGTTATTTTTGATCCAATCGTGAATCTTTTTATTTTCAGCTACACTTCCAGCATCTATATCAATTGCCTCTCCTTTACAATGTTGGCTTGTCAAACTACCTTTAACTGCTTTATTTAACTCCTTTCCTCTGTAAAAACTATTAATTCTTAAAGGTTTTCCGTACCATTCCCTTAATGGTTCAAAGCATTTCTCAGCAACAATCATCATTGCTTTTAAGTGTTCTAAAGTTGGCTCGTTTTTAATACCTAACCTTTGAGCAGTTGCGGAGAATGTTGCTTCTTTAAATGTTATATGTTTACTTATGTTTTCCATTACTTCAATGTTTTTTGTGCATGGTATACAGCTTGACTACCTAAAGCAACTGATAATGCTTGTAAACCTACTTTAATTAAAGGACGTGCATCTACAACTCCACTTTCTGCAATTGTTAAACTTGCAACAGATAAAGCAGTAACTATTCTTCCTGCAATCTTGTGTTTTCTTGGTGTTGGTTTTTGGATTCTTTCTAAAATTTTCATAATTAATTGTATTTAATGTCAGCAAATTTGCCGTTTATTGTTTCAAATGTAGTTAATAAATCTTTTGGTAATAGATCTATTCCCATCGCATACATTTCATATGTTGCTAAAATCTTCTTGAAGTTATTATTATAATGCTCACATGAAAAAATAGCATCTATTCTATGTTGAAATGAAAGAACTACATCGTGTCTGAATTTTTCAAATAATTCAATAGCATAGTCTATATCTTCAGCCTTAATTCCTTTGGATAACCAATGTAACTTAATTTGATTAATGTACTCATTATGCATAGCCCACATGTCAGAAAGCACAACATTTTTTAGTTCATCACTTGAAAGTTTATCTATTTCAGCATCTAAAAATTCGCTAAATCTTAAAGAGCAAACATCACATTTAAACTTCACAAAATCTGAACACATCTTTGACTTAGTTACATCGTACTTACCATGAGAAAAAAACTTTAAAAACATAGCTTCATTTTTAACCCTTTCAAGTGTAGAAAATAAATT